GTTGGCATACTTACCGTGGGGTTCAAGAAAACAGAACCCTTTAACAACAACATAACCACCTATCTTCTTATCTTTCTGGAATAAATCTCTAGCCCTAGCAACAGACGTTTTTCTCGCAATGCGAGCTAACCATCTAAGCTCAAGGAAGCTATACTCTGTCTTACGACGGAGTAATCGCTCATATAAAGATTCACCAGATGAGGATCTTAGACCTAAAGCGTAATGGATTCCGCCGAATGTCCAGGTTTCCTCCGGAAATTTCCAGCTAAAGTAGTTAACTATAGCTGTTCCGTGATAATTAAGACGAGGCAACTTTAAGAAAGGAAAGATCCTATGTAAGCGATCTAAATCATCCAGTATCTTAAAACCACTATCGTCCGGATAGTCAGCGGGCACAGCCGAAATATTCAGCTGATACTCGTCGACAATACTACGAACAGCTGTCCAAAGCTCGTGATCGTATGCATAGCCTAAAGTGCCGAAATACTGTATGTATTTCTTTAAGCACCTGTTGACTATAATGCATAACCACGGACCGAGGTCACTGATTCTAGTACCGGTAGGGGCCTTTAAATAAAAAGGCCGCACGTCATGGAGGTCATAAAAATCACCGCCACACGACTCCCTGAACTTTAGCTTTTCATCGTAGAATGATTTTTCAATATTCACGATAAAACCGCAATGAGATGTAATCCTGAGGAAATCAGGCACGATCTCAGTCGGTATAATGCAGTCATCACCAAACACTGATATAATCCGATTCTTATAAAGCTCTAATTCTATGAGCTGGGAACCAGATTGGTCATATGTCCAGGAATGAACTGCAATGCCAAGAGCGAGGAAAACTAGAGTCTCGATGGGGAACGTTGTTGCATTACCCATAGTACTAATCATCGGTAGACTTACCGACTCACCCTGTATCTCCATGTTAGGAGAACGGATAAGATTAATACACCACCAATATTGCGGAGGGAATAAACCTTTTACAAGCTCTATTATCACACAATCAGATGCAGATGAAAAATCTATCGTTGCCTCACGGCCAGTAACACTGGCATATAAAGCACGTAGTTTGTGTTCATCTTGAAGACATTCTAGGTCGAGACCAAAACGTTTCAACCGACGATACATAATCTGCATTAAACCTTGTTGAAAAAACATATTCAATGTTGGTTCAATAGCAATCATGCGATCAGTTTCTACATTCTTGTCTACTGTTGTTGCTCGCGATCCTTCGACTACCACATATTTAGGTTCATTACTGAATCTATTCATGTCACAAATGGCTGTTGCCAATTGTGTGTCCCATTTAAGGTAGGTGTCGAAGAGACGAACCGCTTCACTTGTACCGCTTATCGGATATGTAAATTTGGCTTCGACACTCGTATTGGAATATTTTGTTCCAATCGTAGTGCCGTTACCGTGTTTGCACATCCTGAACCATTCGGTTAACGAGATGGTTTCTCCCAATATTCCTTTCAGAACATTGCGAGAGCGAGCCAATATAAGACGCTCCCATTCTTTTTTAGGTGAAAGAAAATTACCACCTAATGGGAACCGTCCTCTATAAGACGAAATATTAACACATTCGGGTCTTTCATGGGGTTCTCCCAATCGAAACCTTGTTTTATCAATAGACCTAATATGATCGCATACTTTAAAAAACTTATCATACGCGACAACATCAAGCTTATCGTCAGACTCGAGCGCCTTGAATTTCTTAAGGATCTCATTTGTTTGCCTATAAGCAGATAGTTGAATCGGTTCCAATTTTGATGCATACAACTGTTTCGCATCAATATTGCCTTCGGGAAGTAACCCCCTAAGGTCGCGACGGATCGCACCGGACAATACATCGGAGATTTTTCCGGTGTGAAAAGAGCTTGCGCTCAATCTCGTACTTTTTACTTTTTTCATGGAAGGATCCTTGTGAAGAAGGTGGAGATGTTAAGGTTGGAATGCAGAGTTTGTAACCCCTGCACGAACACTTGCATCTTGTAAAGAAATGATCAGTGAATCCATTAACCAAAGGCGTTCAGCAGTTGTCGCTTCAGGATCGAAGGCGATAACAGCTTTGGCCGTATTATTGGTTAACTTTGTATTAGCAAGAACTTTAGGTTGCTTGCTGAACACACTGTGTCTTTCTTGAGTCATACCGTTTGGAGCACTAGGGTCAGCTTGCGAGGGTTTTCTCTCAAAAGTAACAGATCGGCGAGTTTTAATCACCAAATCTGTTGTAATACCTAGTTCCAATTTCTTTCCATCACTATAATTTGTAGTGACAGTTTGAGCGGTACCACCAGTAACAGTGTACGAAGTTGGCGCATCTTTGAGTGCCAAAGTAGATGTAATACCCATAATGGGCCTCCTTGTAATAAAGGGTTAAGTTAATATTTTAGATTACTTCAAAAACTTAGCTACTCGTGAGAGTAGTAGAGCTGAAGCGTAAGGTACCTTTGGTATATCTGAAACACCACCCCCAAGATCGAGGACGGGTTTCGTGTCACGATACTCTGGAAACCAGACAGATCTCTTGATAGAGGTCATGTCACGTTGGTACGAACCAGAGTAAACGAAGGTATAACCGGCGTCCGTGCTGTTAACACAGGTGATCTTATCACTAAGAACCTGATACAACACGACCCACGCGGTTAATATCTCCACATTCGGATCCGCCAGGTTAATACTACCCTGGATAGTTTTACTAATATCGTAAAACCGGTCCGAAAACCACGTAACAGGCAGAACCTGCCACGCTGCTCTAGGCATGTCTTTCAATCGTAACCCCCAATCATCACCAGCCGCATTATAGGCTTTATCAAGCCATTTAGTGCGATAGATGATTCCCGCGTGAGCTTCTATGGTATATTTAAAATCCTGCGAGTAGTTAATTCGCTGGGTACCATTGAGGCAATACGGGGTGATTGTTGCGTTTGCTCCATCCGAAAAAGAACCGGATTTCGCCTTTCTACGCGCGCCAGCACGATTCGTGTTGGCTAACATACGAACGTTGTCATATTTATCTTTAAGATTTAAGGCACTGTAAATAACAGAGCCATATGCATAACGCGAGCCTAACCAAGCTTTAGATAACCCATTAGTAGCACGTATTAAACCACGTGTTGAACCTTTGGGACCTTTAGCACGGTCAATCTCTAATAAACCCTTTTTGAGGGTATCGTGTGTATCGCGCATGACCGAGAGGGGATCTTTCAAAGTCTCAATAGACTTTTTAAGCTCGAACATATCTTCGCCGAATTGATAAGGAGTTCTATCCACGTTAGACAATGCACTTTGCTTAGCCTGAGCGATCAATCGATCAATAATTCGAGATTCGTTTATAGAGTTTTGACTCATGAATCCCACATTTTGATAGAATTGACGCGGTCGGCTAACACTAGGATAATTGTTAAACGTATACAAGTTGAACATATCTGATAATCGTGTGCATTTTGCAATGCCACCAACTTCAGTAACAGTCTCACTGTATTTGGACATAGGATTATTAAGTAATTGCCCATCCTGCAAAAGTCTCAACGCATGCGGAACTACTACGTCGTTCATCTCCTCATACTCTGTATGGCTAGTCCACGTAAAAGTGGATGTACCAGTACAAGTTTGAGTGACTGGCGGCACGGTTCGTGTACGCAAGCGAGGGCCGGCGGGATTCATAATAATTTCTCCAACATGATTAAAGTAATCAACAAAGTTGACGATCTGTGTGATACAGCCCGTATGCCTTTAACTGTTCTATAGCAATAAGACGTCGGTATCCCAGTCAAGGGTCCTGACATCCGAGCAATTCGGAACGAGTCTAATTGTGACTAGCAACTAGTTAAGGTCATACGG